TCAAAATGCGTGTTTTTGCAAAATAGAAATACAAACTCTAATTTTGTTAACGTCAACAAAATTGGCAACCAAGGGCTTTGTAAAGCTATTTGTTGATGTCAACAAGTCAATTTCAGAGCAAACAAAAAACCGCAAGCCTGAGCCTGCGGTAGATACCATTTTAGAAAAGTTTTCCTTTCATTTTATTTTTTTAAATTATTTTGTCGTAATGAGCCCTTCTGGCTCAATTTCAAATTCAGGCTTGTCTGCCATTGTTCCGTCTGGTTTGATGTAGTACCAGCCTGTGCCGTCTGCGGACTGAATAAAGGCATTTGATACCATAGCTCCATCCTTACGGTCGAGATAGTACCAAGTCAGCTTATGTTTAATCCAGCCAGTGACCATCTTACCGTCTTCATCGAAGTAATACCAGGCGTTGTTGATACGAGCCCAGCCAGTCGCCATAGATCCTGAATCCGTGAACCAGTACCAGGCATCCTTGTAGTTCAACCATGTACTGCGCTTCATGAAGCCTTTATCATCGAAATAGTACCAAGTATCGTTGATTTTTTCCCATCTCTCGGTTGGGTATGAGCCATCTTCACGAACCCACCACCAACCGTACTGGTTCTGTTGCCAGCCGGTCTCAACTTCTTCAGGCGGTACGATATACCCAACGATTTCACTTACAGAACGCTCATTGTAGCGACAAGGGCCACCCACTTCTAGGTAGTCCCAGTTGCCATCAATATTCTGCTCAATCGTCTTGATAGTATATCCGTCTGAGTCCTCATAGACAATACCTGTATGGCCGTAGTTGACACCGTCGCCAGCGACATAAGATTTCACGAAGAACCAACCAGCCTTTGGATAGTCAGCGTCATACACGACTTTCAGGCCTTGTGAACGTGCTGACTCAAGAAGATCATAAGCATTTCCCCAAAGGGTCACGCCGTACCAATGACGTAGCCCATAACAAGGCACGTCGGCACACTGGAAGCCATAAGCTCCATCATTGTCCACTCCATCACCAGCGTTGGCTTTATCAATGAAGAATTGAATCATTTCCTGTTTTTTAGACATACTTACTCCTTCCATGCGTCATTCATCTGTTTCACGGCTGACTCTACAAAGGTGTCTAAATCTTTGTCAGTCATGCTGATGTTGTATTTTGTAAGCTCAGCACGGACTTTATCACGAGCTTGCTCTAGCTTTTCATCACCTTTATAGCCTGTTTCAGCTGCGACCTGCTCCACAGCATGAACTGCGTTCTTAGCTAGGATTTCAGCGATTTTTACAGCTTTCTCTCCGCCTTTTCGCAAAAGATAGTCTTTCACTGCTTTTACGATATTTCCTACCGCTACTGCTAAAAAGCCTGTAGCAAAAGCGATGATGAGTTCGTTAAATTGTGTCATATGTTTTCCTTTCTAGCGCCTTACTGCGCCCCTCTCTCATCTTCAATTAAGATGTCATCTCTGATTTGCAACGCTTCAAAATTGTTGTACAAGTGGTCAATGTAGCCATTGCCACCCAAAGCCTTGTAGCTATTGTGCATATTTTCGACCACGTAGAACTCATCCTTGGTAGTAAAACCACGACGGATAGCCCTACGAATATCACGATCGAGGCGCATCCTCATGGTAACAAGGTGCGCATCGTCGTGCAGTTTTAGCTTTGCTTGCACTTCGTCAATTTTAGTGTTGCTGTCGCATGCAGTTTCTTGGACATCTTTGATTTTCCCTTTAACATCATCCAATTCAGAAATGATTTGGTCTGTTAGTTCCTTTGATTTCTTCGGCATTTTATAACCCAGCCAAGCCACGACAATTGGCGTAGCCACTGGTAGTACGTTCATGAAGAAATGCTCTGTTGATTGTAAGACGTCCATAAGCACCTCTACTGTTCATTTGTTGCTTTTGGTGCGTTAAACTTCCAAGTTGCTAGAACACCATTCTGGGAAGGTGCCCCTTCAAGTTGAGCAAGTGTTTCTCCTTGATAAGTAAAGGACTGATTGGTTTGAATCAGGATGCGTTTACCTTCTCCATTGACTTCAGCATGACTTGGGTCTTCAACCGCAAAGATTGCGCCAGGCTCGTAAACTTTACCGACTTCAGCAAGAGGGAAGAGTTCAACCATTTCTTTGTAGGTTGTGCCGTAAGCAACTTTCTCACCCATGATGGAATCTTGAGCCATCACTCGCACTACTTTATTAATGCGGTTCGCAAGTGCTTCAAGGTCATTCTGCTTCGCTTCCACTTGAGTTGCTTTCTGCTCTGTCTCAGCCAGTTTCTGTTCTGCTTCTTGAAGCTTAGCCTGTGCTTGCACGATGGCGCTTGTTGGGTCAAGCTCTGTACGGATATGGTCCAGCACTGCTTGAATCAAGGTTTCTTCATTGTCCTGCGTATGGTCACCATGCAATTCTACTTGCTCGTAAGAATAGCGTCCGTTGTTTTCCATCTTGATTGCGACAACTGTTACATTTTCTGCACCTTTAAGATATGGTTTAATTGCTACTTCGTAATTCATTAGTTAGTTCCTTTCATTTTTGCTTGTGTTTCTTCAAATAGCTCTTTTAGAGCTGGGTCATATTCTAGAACCTCTTTCATCGTGTGCAATTCGCTTGCTGCATACAAATAAAGAGCCTCGTTCTTAGCTGATTCTTGCTCGCTGACTGCTAGCTTTTTGGTCAGTGAATCAACTGTTAACTGATTTACTACTGCGTCCATGTTGTTATTCATGCTATTGTTTTCTCCATTTTTTCTATTTTTTGATTTAACTCTTGAATGGCCTTGATTAAGTAAGGAACTAAAGCGGTATAGTCTATATGCAGATAGCCATCTGGATTCTCAGGATCTCGTGAGACAATTCTTGGAACGATGGTTTCAGCCTCTTGAGCTATTAAACCGATTTCCTCATGTTTCTTACTTTCGATGAAATCAAATGCAACCATTCTTAACTTGTTAATTTTATCCAAGGCTTTCACAGCTGTATCTGTGATGTTCTCTTTTAAGCGTCTGTCTGATTTTTGTTCCATCCAATACTTCACGCTACCACTATCGACCTGATTCCACCAAACAACCGCATTCCTTCCACCTTTTGGATTTGAACCATCACCAAAGACGTCTTTGCTTCCAAGTTCGATACCATTTGAAAATACAGGAGAACGAGAAAAAGTAGTAGTCCCATAAAAGTTTGCTCTCGATGCATTCGAAAAATCCACTTGATCATAGAAACCGACTTCATTCCTACAGTACATTTTTCCATCTGTATTTACGTTCCATGCTTTAGGTCCGGCATAGTTCCAATTATTTCCCCAGTTAGCCCAGAAGGCTGTCCGGACTCCATAACCGGCACCATTACCCATACCAACCGAAAACTGATTGACACCAGAAATCCAGCGACCGCCACCCTGGTCAAATTGACCAAGTGTAAATCCACCGATTCGGCCTTGATAGGCTTCTAGGAATGTTGAACTAGAAACGACTGACTCGACTTTTGTCGCAAAAATCCGTTTAGAAGTTAGCTGTTCAATAAATGCATCGTTCGCAGTGAGTTTTTTAACGAGCGCTAAATCAACTTTCAACTTCTTAGCCGTGACCGCCTCAGTGTCTAATATCGTAGTCGTGACCGAACCAGATTCAAAATTGGCTGTAGTCAGCTTATCAACCATCGCTGACTTGATAACAGCTCTATCAATCAAGGTTTCGCCAGTTATGTGGGTCAGCTTACCAGTGATACGGTTGTGACCGTTAGCCCCCAGATTAATTCCAGAGATGATATCTCCAGCTGAGTTGATGTTCTGAACAGCCCATGAACCAGTTAATTGTCTTTGGACAGTTTTCACAGCTTCAAGAGCATCATTTGGTGCTACTGAGTAATCAGATGGAGTTGAGCCCTTTTCTACTTTTATCAAACCATCATCGTACATACGAGCTGAGAATCTGACGAAATAAGCATTCGCTGGTATGGTGATTTGATTGATGTTGTGTTGTTTACCTACAGCTGTTTTATAAGCATTTAAGCCTGGTTTGCGGTTATCAATAGGATTTTTGTTTTTATCGAAAAATTGCCAAGTGGTCCAAGCCATTCCATTCTCAGGAAGAGTTACCCAGTGCTGGAAGATAATTTTTTCATTTGGATCCACTGAAATGAAATCGGATGTAACCTCCTTTTGCGTAGCATTCGCTACGTTAATGATTCCATTATTTCCTAAAAATCCTTTAGTAAGTGTTGAATTTAAGAATAAATTCTGATGTTCCGCAAAAGCCTTGCCAACCTCAACCTGGAACAGCTGATTGGTCATAGCCATACGAGCAACCTTATCCGCAATTCCATTTTCAGTATTGCCCAAAATCCGCTCGTAAAGCTGACTGGTTTCCTTCACACGTTGGAAGTCTGTCTGGTTGGCTTTACCAGAAATCAGTGAGGTGATATCTGCAAATCTACCATCAACTGATTTCTTGTAGTTAGCAATTTGAGTAGCGATCGAACCATTTTGTGGATTCGTGATAGCTTCAAACTTGTTCTCAATAGCTCTTACAGTTTCCTGATAAGTCGCTTTGCCTACATAGTCCTTCGTTACCAGTTCACGTACAGCCGTCGCTTGTTTTGCGCTTTCCTCACGAGTATAACGCTGTAGAGCTTCCTGTCGCTGACCATCTTTATTGACATATTCCTGAATAGCTGATAAATCAGTTCGCAACCCCTGAGCTGTCCGCTCAAAGATAGCCTTAGCTTCAGTGATAAGACCATCAGTGTCTTCGATTGCTGGGTTCCAGTCAGTAGCTAAAGTGCCTTTTTCAAGTTTAATCCTACGCACAGAATAGTTATTATTTCCACCGTAGTCATACAAGGCCATTTCTCCCCTTGAATAACGAGGGTCATCGTTCGGAAAGATAACTGGACCTGTGAACGTGAAACGTTGCCATTCTTTGCTTGGAGTAATATTTGCACTAGCTTTCAGACCAAAGCGATTCGTTTGATAGTGATAGAAAAGTAGAGGACGAATCTCGCCACCTTCATTAATTTTTAAATCAAACGATAAAGTCCAAGTTTCCCCGACATTTTCTTGAGTAAGGTATAGATGTAGAGGGAACGAGAAGAACCGTGTACTTGTTCGAACCTTCTCAGAATCTCGATAATAGTTTCTACCACCGACTCTCAAGTTTGAAAATTCTTCTCGCAATTTCCCAGCTTCAGCCACAACCAAGGTCTTGTCTGCCTTGTCCTTGGTTGCGTTCAGGATTTCTTGACGAATAGAACCAGCTCGCACCTCAAATTCAGCAAGACTCAACTTCTGATTCAGCTTGTCTTGTGTGTCTGTCTCAAGACTCTTCACAGACTGCCGGATATTCTCAGCAGTCACATTGAGCGAGCTGATATCCGCTTTGGTTCTTAATCCTTCAGTCAGTCGGCTGACACCAGCTTCCAGCGAATCAGCGCGCTGTTTGAAGTTGGATTCAACGACTGAGACACGGCCTTCCTGGTCTTCATAGGCTGGTTGATAGGCTGGAAAATAATTGCCAACCGATAACATAGCGTTCTCAATGACGACCTGCAAACCAGCTGGAAAACCGTAATTCGTCCCAAAACGAATAAAGACATTGTTAGTCTGATAGGTTTCAGAAGAACTAGACAGGTCAATAGTGAATTCAAAATGTTGGCGTTCAGTAGTTCCACCTTTAAAGACTAGATTTCTGTAGGCATACCACGGATGAGCACCAAAATGCACCATAGCAGGCAAGTCATTTGCTAGGGCGACAGGGAAAGTCACGTCAAAAGCTATGCGGACATAATCACGCTTGAACCTGTCACTGTTCTTCCAGAAATCAGGAACGATGAATGTTCGATAGTCGTATACCCCTTGTTCTCCTGTCGTAAACGTCCTTGAACGTGAATTTCTGAAGTAATTCCGTGAACTACCTACCTGAACACTAGCTATCTTACTGGTCAACTCCTCGGCTGTCTGCGTGAGTTCAGACTTGCTTACCTTACCATTGGCCAAGTTGGTCAACTCTGCCAGTCTGCGAGTCGTTGTCTCTTCATACGTCGCTTGCGCTGACTTCACACCAGTCAGTTCTCTTTTTGTCTGAACAAGTGCTTCAACTTGCTTGGCAATCTCAGCTTCGGCCTGTGCCTGCTTCGGCCGAATATCATTCGCGATAGTCCGCTTCAGAGCGTCCAAGTCACCCGATAAAGCCGATTGAGCGCTCGTGGCCTGTGACTTGAATGCTTCAAGTTTGGCAATTGAGTCCATCCCAATCTGCTTGGCTTCCTGAGCAAGCAAACTACTTGCACCAGCGTTTTTCAATGCTTCCTCAGCCTTGCGCTTGGCTTCTTTCAATGGACCATTGTCAAAGCTGTCGAAGCGCTGATTGATAGTGTCAGACAGTTCTTGCTTGACTTCTTCAGCCTTGGCCTTGGCAAGTTCAATACCGTCATCTATCTCTTTTTTACGCTTTTTGAATTCAGCATCAAAGGCTGCGTCTGCTGCTTCAATCTGCGCTTGGATTTTCGCTTCAATGCCATCTTGTTGCTTAATCCGCTTGGTAATCGTACCCTCGTAAGAGTACTGAGTATCGTTTCCAGCCTTACTATCTGCACTGATACGACCTCTCAGACCACCTTTAAAAGTGAAGCTCTGACTTAAGACAGGAACTTTAAATGTTTCTTTCTTGTTTGTCTGAATGGTTACCCACTGCCCAACCTCAAGCAGTAAATGCCCTTGGTAGTTGAGATTGTACGGATAGTAAGTTAGGTTTTTCAGCTTGTAATAAAGGTCATTTAAAGCGCTCTGGGTCATGAAGACATTGTCCAGTTCCAAAGACCTACCTGTCTTCATACCGACTGTTAGAGACTTCTTGTCCGTCTTACAAGTGATACCAGCTATCTGATACTCAATCTCACTCTTGGTCAAGCCATGCAAGAAGTAACTGTCAGCGTTAATCGTGATATTTGACTCAGTTAAATCACGGATTTCCATCTTGCCTTCTCGATTAAAGAAGCAAGACATCCCAATCATCTGAGTCATGGAGCTTAACATATCCCTGAAGGAAAGTTTCTTGCCTTCAGGAATTTGCTCGACATGATAGCGCATAGCGCTGATTCCGAAATAGTCATTTGCTAACTCAATGCCTGTTTTTAGGCAGATTTCCTGAATAACCTCTCGTACTTCAGCTGGGAAATGCAAGTCTGTCACATACTCACGATTGAGTTTAAACATACCGTCCATGAGCTCCAGCGTGGTTGTGTTGCGGTTTCGGTCAATCTCAATATCGTTGATGAAGTATTCTCCCATCTTGACCCACTGGTAGGTATTCCCAACCAGTAGACCAATCTCAGGGTGTAGGATATCCAGTTTATTGAACGTGGTAATGATACTGGTAAAGGTAATCTTACCGCTACCAGCACACGTTCCACCAGGCTTGTATGTATCGCCCTTGATGTAGCCATACTCAAAACTAGCCTCCTTGATATCTCGTGAAGCATAATCTCCAACACGAATAGCAAGCGTCCTGTCTTTTGCAAACATGGCTCTGTCAAATTGTCGTCTAGTTAAAGCGTCCATTTTCTTACCTCTCTACTAGATTAAATTTAGCGCCAGACCAAGGTTTAAACTTCTCAGTAAAGCTATAGCTAGGAGCTGTCCTATCACCGACGTAAAAAGTCCCAGTCGTCTGACCTTTAACAGGATCAGGATATGAGACCTCAAAAAAGACTGCTGACACGGCATTTAAAAGCTGACTCATTTCTTCTTGAGTCAGCATGCCCCATTCACAGTCTAGTTTGCGCTTAGTCGTGATACGGTCTCGCACCATATCGCCATTCGCATTACGCCCTGTTTCTCCATCGATATCCTGAATACCGACTTGAAAAGATTTGGGAGGCTTCACAGCCACCCCATTGATTATCAATTGTGCCATTTAACCTCCTAAATCTTGAGCAAGGTTTGACCTGCTCGTTCGTGTTCCTTGTTGATTTCTTGGATTGCTACCCGTCCGAACTCGTGACCTGCTATTTGGATAACGATGTCGCCATCGCCAGAAAATCCACCTTGTGGACCAACGCCAGCCATGGCATTTACTACCGCACTGCTGACTACTCGCCCAAGTGTTTGGATAAATCCTGTGTTTTCAAGTGGTACGACCGCCTCTTTACCAGCTTCACCAATCATGGCGATTGTTGGGCTATCGACGATACCACCACGGGCAAGACGAGGGAGGCTAACTGTACTTACACTACCAACCCATCCTAGACCAGGTAAGTTTCTGACAACGCCTAAAACTCCATTAATCATTCCGATGAAGCCATTGACTACATTTTCAATCGTTCCAAGAACCGCATTGACCGCACTCTTAAACGCTCCACCAACTGCCTCGCCGACCATCTGACCAGCATTTACAAAGATACCTTTTACAGTTTCCCAAACTCCACTAAAGAAGTCACCGATAGAACTAAAAGCATCTTTTACTGCGTTGTATGCATTAGTGAACATCTCACCAAACCAGTTTGAAACACTGGAAAGCGCACTTGTAACATCGTTCCATCTTTCGCCAAACCATGAACCTAGTTTGCTAAAGATATTGGTTAGGCCAGTCCATGCTTTTTGGAACATATCCGTAAACCATGCACCGATATTAGCCAAAGCACTAGTCACATCTGCCCATCTCTCACCGAACCATGAGCCGATTGGCGTGAAGATATTAACGATAGCGTCCCACGCACCTTGGAATACACCAGAGAACCACTCTCCGATACCAGAGAAGATGTTGACAATGGCATCCCATGCTTGCTGGAACTTCTCGCTAAACCATTGGCCTATTGGCTCAAAGATTTCTTGGAGCTTCGTCCATAGACCGCTGAAAAATTCGCCAATCGATTGACAAATACCACTGATAAAATCACATAGTCCTTGCCATGCAGTTTTAGCAAATTCAACAACAGTGTCCCAGTTTTGGTAGAGCAAGACACCGATACCAATTAAGGCTGCAATAGCAGCAATAACTAAGGTTATCGGACTGGTCAAGACTGCAATAGCTCCATTGAGTGCCCACGTTGCGGCTGCTGCAACTCCTGCTGCAACTGATTGAGCGATCTCTGCGGCTGCTGCAAGTCCCATTTGTGCTGCATGAACACCCCAAGCTAGTGCTGATTTACCAAGTTCTAGAGCAGTTTTTCCTAACTCTACAATCAATTTCCCAGAATTGACCACAAAGTCTTTTGCATACAACGCATTCAAATAGATGGTTTCTCCGAAGCTGACCAATCTATCAAATGTCAAAGCTTTCAAAGCTAGTCCAAGATCTTTAATTCCGCTAACAATAAATGAAACCTTGCCGCTCAATAAATCGAATGCTCCTGCAAGTCCTCCAGCTTGTTCAGCCCACGCCAAGAACTTAATTCCTTGCCATACGGTTGCAAGCGTACCAATCACACTAGCGATTGTGGAGATAATCTCTTTATTTTCTTTACACCAATCAGAAAAAGCAGTAAAACCATCAGCCACTAGCTTGATTGTATCAGCTAGTAACTTCAATGCCTCTAGTATGATACCGCCTAATAAATCAGCAACTGTTTCAATACTTATACCGAATGTGTTAGACAAGAACTCTGCGAAAGGCTTCCAACTTCCTTCCCAAAGTATTTGAATAATGTCAATTAGTCCGTTAAAAGCATTAGCAATAGAGTCAATAGCAGGGGCTACATGTTCATCGTAGACACTACTCAATCCATCGCCAAACTTATCAACAACACTCTCGATAGTTTCAAATATTGGAGCTACAATGTCCAAAAGACTTTGAAGCATTGATGAAATTTTAGGAGCGCTCGTCACAACGACTTTTTCAAAACCTTTAAACAGACTTCCTGCTAATTTGCTACCGACTTCAACAATGGTAGATGTCAAGCTTAATAGAGTTGACACAATAGCGCTACCGATACGAACCGCACCAGTTGAAGTAATGACATCGTAGAAAGCACTAGAAAAAGCCTGAGCTATATTCCCTACAGCCTCTGCAATGTTACCAACATTATCAAACAAAGCGACTAGCGCCCTGATAATGCGTTCTTTCTGCCTTTCAAGGCCGTTTGCAATACTTTCGGTAAGGAGTACACCAATACCAACTCCGATAGTGGCTAACGAACCAGCTATTTGACCCAAAGCATAAGCGATTTTTTCGGTCATGCGGTTAAAGGCATTTACAACCCTTGGGTCAGTAGCGATTTCTTCAAGAGTTTTCTTGATTCGTTCTAAAGCAGCTTTGATACGCTCTAAACCTTCTGGTCTAAATGCTGCATCAAAACCTTTTTTGAAGAGGTCAAACAACCCTTTTAGCTTATCTCCAAGACCATCGAAAATGCTCTTGAATTGGTTGCCCATGTCGGTCAACTCGACTTCTGGCAAGATGTCTTTGAAAGGTCCGCTACCGCCTCCCTTTCCTTTACCACCTTTGCCTCCGCCACCGCCTCCAGAACCGCCTGCATCGTCGTCTTTGGGTTTTTGTAAAATGTTAATCTCATCAAATCCCATCAGACCAAGCAATTCTTTAGCAGCTTTTTTAGCATTTTTGGCTGAGTCTCCAAGATTGTCAGCAAGTCCTCCTGCTGAATCTCCAGCGTCGTCTACTGCATCAGCAAGGTCTCCTGCTCCGCCTGCAGCATCCTTCATGGCGTTACCCATGTCTCCAACTGCTCCACCAACACCATCTTTCACTGTAGCTTTCTTGTTGAACATTAAGGCGATAAACTCTGCAAGTTTAGCCGTAACGTTCTTCAATACCATAGCAAAAGAGTTCAAAACAGGCATAATGGCATTGATAATCGGTAACATAGCATTACCCAGATTCAATGCACTATCTTTCATCAGCGACTTAAACAGACTGATACTGCCGTTGACTGAGTTGGATAAGGTGTCTCCATACTTAGCTGTAGCCTGCTCCAGGATAGCCATTAGGCGGATTTGTTGCTGGGTTTGATAGTCCAACTGTTGCCAGCTCTGTCCGTTTGCGAACTTCTTAAAGGCTTCAGTAGACTCAATCATAGCAACTCCAACGTTGATTCCTAGGTCCTCAATTGCTTCGGTGTTGCCTAGCAAACCTGAGCGAATCCGCTCCATAACGTCTGTAATCGTGCGCCCTGAACCTTCAGCAACAACTGCCGATGTCTGCAACATCTTAGCAGTATAGGCGCTTAGCTTATTGGTGTCTTTGATAAATCCAGAAAATAGGTTTGAGTAGACTGCACCGTAGTTGGTTGCTTCACCTACGCCCATGTTCATAGCGTTGGCGTTATCGTTAACCCATTTTAAGAAAGATTGCGAACTCTCGCCCATCTGTCGCTTGATTTGGTTCATAGACGCTGCTACTTCAAGAGCTGTCTGCGTTGAATACATCCCAACATCAAGCAATTTCTTACCAAGGATTGCAAAACCAGCGAACTTAGCTAGCTTGCCAAACGCACTACCGATAGAATTCGACTGTTCACGAACTTTGGCAGCGGCATTCTTCACTTGGTCAGATGTCCCCTTGACCTGATTCTCGACTTCTTTCATCTTCTTCCTGAAAGGCGCTATCTCAGCGTCAATCATGACCTTCAATTCATCAAGAGTTGCCATTCATTTCCTCCTTTCTTTTGCGATTGTGTCTTTCTGCAAATTCACGCATCTGTTGCTTATGCAACAAAAGTGCTTGTCTTTGTCGTTCTTGTTCTACCGCTTGCTGTTCTTCCACAAACAATTCAGGCGCATACTCCCAGAACTCAAAGACCTTAGCATCTTTGGATAACAATAAAGAAACGTGATTGGAAATCATCTGAGACAGTCTGTATGAGTCAATAATCTTTTCTTTACGCTCTTGGGTTTTAACACGGTTGTAGCTTTCAATCATTTCCCTGATTTCAAGCACCGTTAAATCCCAAAAATCAAGAGGCTTACCCCCAATGTCCAAAAACATAGGATAAAGCCTCTCAATAATCTGCGTTACCGTCAAGATTACTCGACTACTGTCATTTTCTTCTTGGAAGTTTTCTTGTTCTTGCTTCCTCGTGGAGTAAAACCCGATACTTCAAAGAGTGGCATTAAAACCTCTGTCATGAAGGTTGTTTGGTCTCCACCGTTATCCACGTATTCATCGTATAAATCATAGACATCCTCAAGAGAATACCCATTCTCATACTTTTGCAAGGCTCCATGAATCAAGAGCAATACAACTTTCAAAGGAGGCAAAGGAAACTCTTCGCCAGCCTCAGGCATAAAAATTTTCAGTAAGTTCATACCGATTTTTTCTTCAACTTTTGCCGCTTGATGAGATGAAAGTCGTAGTTTCAACTCTTTCTCATCGTTAATCTTCCAAATTGAGTAAGGTAGTGCCATTTAATTAACCTCCAAGACCGTCTGTAAATTCCAACTCTGACTGCAACGCAATTTTAAGGGTGAACTCGATAACGGCATTGACACCGCCACCGCCAAGTTTAACAGATACTTGACCTTCAAAATGCACTTTCGTGTTATCTGGGTAAGTCTGTTCAAAGAAGAGTTTTTCCTTATTGTCTGCCGCTTTACGCAATACACGATAAGGTGCAGTTTCTCCGTCGTTCTTGTAAGAGAATTTGTATTCCAATTCCCCTGCATCACCGATACCGAACTCATACTTCTTAACTTTATCTTCAAGAGTAGTATTCTCTACTTTTTCAGGTTCAATACCAAATTCTGGTACTTCTTTCAATCCAACAAGCTTAATATAGCTACCTTTTGTTTTGCTATAAGAAAGCGTAATTCCATTTGCTAACATGTTTAATTCTCCATTCTAAATTGAAAAACAAGCTCTGAGTGTAAGTCAACGACACCTTCAAAACGCATGACCTTGTGTCTCAAATGAGACGGGTCTGGCACGTCTTGGCAGTCGGTTCTTCTCAAACCTAAAGACTCAAAAATCTGATTGATTTTAACAGCTAACTCACTGGTGCTTGTATCATCAAAGATATCCACCTTATAGCGGATAGATGATTTTTGTTCCTGGTCATCAAACCATTCACCGGGCTTGTTTTGTTCTTCCAAAAAAATAACGACTGGGAAAGTCTCCCAATCGCTAGGATAAGTATCAGTCACATTATCTGCAACCTTTTGCAATTCTTTATAAATAACAGGCTTGATATTGATCATTTTATTTGTTCTCTTATCTTTCTACGGACATAATTCGAAATATTCTTAGACACACGCTCTTGATTGTCTCTCAAAGCTGGATAAAGATAAGGCTGGGCAGGTTGACCATACATCTTGTAGAACTCCCCAATTTTTTGAAAATGGTAAGGTCCTACATCGATTTGGTCTTCATGCACATACCACGGGCTAGAGCGATAAGACACGCTGACCTCTGGTGATATACCTGAATGGCTAGCTTGTCCTTTTGGCCCTGTACCAAACTCTACGTATGGCGCATAGTGTAGATTTGTGTAAACCTCTCCTATAACCTTATCTCCGTCCATTTTAACCCTAGTCTTGATACTATTTCTAAGTTCTCCATTGTTACCTGGTGCAAGTCTTTTAGCATCAGCTTGGACAATGGTTTTGGCTGCATGATGAACCGCCTTTGAAACAATATCTCGTTGCGCAACATCTGACAACTTTCTGAACTTAGCTATAAGTCTATCTGCCCCTAGTAGCTCTGACACGCTCTAACTCCAAGACTTGATGATGTGTGTAGACTTTCTTAGAAATAACTCTGTGAGTTACTTCTGTCTGGCTATCAATACACACACCATCCTTCACTTTGATAGTAGCTGACTTGTTGGCGTTTGCGTTCAAAATATCATTGACACGCTCGCCATACAGCTCAGATTGTAACTTGCTACTAGCCGGCCACAATTCAAGGCGGACTGTCTCAGCTTCCTTGGTATATCCTTCTTTTGCGACACCTTCCTCAGTGACAGTCTTTTCAAACCGTCTCATTGGATAAGGTGTCAGTCTACTCTGCTTCAAAAACATGGCCTGCCACCCTTGCTAGTCTGTGCATGCGTATACGCTGTAGAAGACCCGTAGACAGACCGTTTTCTCCGTAGACTACTGCTATACCACCTTCGGTTCTAGAGTGCTCTCCTTCCGCTCCTGAGCGATTGTGGAGCTCTATAGCAACCTCAGGTATTAAAAGACTTAAAGCAGGTGTCAAAGATGTGCGATTCGTCTCTGACAAGATAAGATTCGTAGCCCTCGTTTGGAGCAACATGAGAAGCTGAGTATCTTCTTCGCCTGTTAATTTCTTCAGCAACTCTATAGACATATCAATCCTCTTCTAAAAAATCAGGTTCAGGGAGGATTTTCTCAAGAACATCTGAGATAGCGACACCATTGCTGGCAAAATTGTCAGTCAGTTCAGCATAACGCTCCTCAGTAATCTCAAGTTCCTCCCCTACCAGTCGTTTCACATTTGATTTCCAATCATAGAAATCTTGTTTGATTTTAAATTTCACTTTTCAAATCCTCCAACACCTCTACAATTTCGGCTTTTGATAACTTATAGGCCCCAGCTAAGCCAGCTTCTTTAGCTAGATTCTTCAACTCTTCTAGAGTCTTATTCTCTAAATCAGAATACTGGCTAGCTTGTTCCTCTTGGATATAATGACGTCGTAGCAATAAGCTCATATCATCACCTCTTACTCACCGAATTTTACAACTCGTGTAGGGTCGTATAGGTAAACACCATAGTGTTCATCACCAGTGATGACTGTTGTCTTTTTAAGGATGTCACGGTCTGTTTCGATAGCCACATCACGTTTTAGCATGATAACAAACGCACCATATTTGTTGGCATCGTCTGTCTGAGTCTGGCTAGGAGAGACTTTGACGATAAAGCCTTTACCTTTTTCAACTTTCTTAGTACGCACAATTTGAACACCTCGTGTTTCTCCAAATGTACCAGAAACAACTGTATTCGCTCCTACTTCTGTGCCTGAAATCCATTCTTTCACAGTGTTAGCACGCAAATCAATGGCATCTGCTGGATTGATAAGAGCTACATATTTTGCGTCTTCTTCATCGTCAAAAATAGCAAGTGCTTTATCAAGAGCTGCTCCTGTTGTTGGAGCTTCTGCAACGTGCTGTGTTGCAGTCTTAGCCACCGCTACCAAATCATCATCAATCTTGTTGGCAATAGCCAAACCAAGCTGGTAAGTCGCTTGACCTAGTGGGTCGCCAAGACCTGACAAAAGAGCTTCATCGGTAATTTCATAACCTTTAGCAGCCTTTTTGATGGTCATAGTGGTCTTTTTAGTAGTCAATTGGTCTGGAGAAATAGCTTGACCTTCTCCAACCTCAGTCGCATCTCCTGCGTACTCCCAAGCTGGAACTGTTAGAGTATTCCCTGGTTGTCCTTGGAGTGCTGTTTCCACATAAGCGAGTGGAGTAAATTTAATCAATTTAGGTAGTTTAGCGGAAACCATGTCCGCCATCACTTCTGGGTTAACCATAGTGGCTAATTTAGTTTGTCCTGCTGTCATTTATTTTAACCTTTCAATTTCTTATAGAGTTCTGGGTTATTTTGGTAGAGTTCGTTTCGACTCTGATAACCCATACGAGCAAATTCTTCTTTTGTGACACCGTCACTATCGACTGGTGCTTGCTTCATTGGAGCTCCGCCTTTTAGCTTTTCTTGTACGCCTTTTTGCACGGCTTGCTCCCATGATTTCTGCAATACAGCGACAGACTCAGATACCGTCTCTGCGCTTGTCAAATCAACTACATTTACTAACTCAACAGGTAAGTCACGTTCACTTAGCATTGCTTTAGCTTCTGCGGTCAATTCCTTACGAGCAATAGCCTTTTCACGGTCAGCTAGTTCTTGCTCACGCTGATCTAACTGATATTTCTGTTTCTCATCAGCGTTCATCTTGGAAAGTTTCTTAGCTTCGTTTTCCTTGGCTTCTTGCTCTGCTTCCCATTTAGAGCGCTCGGCAGATAGCATCTTGCCGATTTCAGCACGAGTGAAAGTTCGTTCATGCTTTTCTTCTTGCACTGTATCAACATTTTCTTGAGTGTCGACAGTCTCAGTTGATTCAGTAGATACAGTTGCATTGATTTCTTCTGACATAATTGTCCTCCAGCGATTACGTCGCCACTCGATAATCTCGTTTTACGTCCGGCGACGGAACAGTACAGCTTTTATTGTCATCGGTACAGTTTGGACAATATAAAAACCGTACGGGATTCCATACGGTTAGGTTTTATAGTTTAATTTCTTCAATTTTTGCACGTTGTTCTAAAGTGGAAAGGTATTCCCACATAACCGAACGTTGTCTCTTTAACAAATCGATAGGGCATCTAGGTTCAAACTCTAGCTGTCCTTTTTCGTATTGACCAATCATCATGTCCAACTTTTGGAATCGTTCTCTCAATTCGTAGTATTCTTTTTTAAAGCGTTCTTTCCAATCTTCCATTTTTTAGTTCCTTTCTTCGGTTAACTAATTTATAGCAATTTACAGTGATTTATAGCAGTCTATTCCTGCCAGTCAAGATGTTGGATCACCTACTTTCTGTTTTTGAAACCTGTTAAAATCGCAAGAATAGTTCCTGCAATTAAAACGAATAACCAAAAAAATACCAACCACCCGAAAGCGATTGATACCCAATCCCAAATAAACATGTTTTACTCCTTTCTGACTTATAATCAATCAACTTCATACGATAATGAAGAAATGTCGGTTAATATTTTAGGTAGTAACTCAATCGCAGTGAATGTATCCGTTCCACAGATATTTAACTCTAATTTCACTGTCGCTGATTCAATTTCTCCTGACCCTGAAAATTCTACGTTGGATATCCCAATTTTTGCTGTATCCATTTTCAATCCTTTCAATCGTACCTCGTAATAACCCTGTCGCTGGGATGATTTAATTGATTACGTTCAAAATATAGTTTTTAGCAACCTCAAGCATTCCCAATGCCTGCAAACTACTATCCCAGCTATAGCCAAGATTTATCTCACCATCTTTATCCAAAGAAACTACTAATACCGAAGTATAGTTATGACTAGCCTCAAGATTTTCTTCCAAAATTTCTTTCACGGAAGCACCACGTTCCAGACTAGACTTTTTCTCTGAAAAATCAATCGTGTTTTCCATCGTTACTCCTTTCTAAGCATTCTTTTGAGGTTTAGCATTCTTGTCCACCCATTTTTTGAAATCATCAAAAGTATTCATGTTTTTAAGAGACAAATACTTTTCAACTTCTTCAATGGCTTTCTCAACTGAAGTGTCATGAAAACAGTAACCATTACCCGATAAATCAAAAATCTTATTTTGTTTTTTCTTATCAACAATCCATAACTCCTCACCATGCCAAGCACTCTGTGGGTCGTAACATTTCTTTGATTGAATTTCTAAGCCATTTTCTTCAATCAATTCTATCAATTTTTTGTATTTATTCATCAAAATTCCCTTTCTGGTCTGGGCACGAAAAAAGCACTTAGATTTCTCTAGGTGCTTTGGTGTTTTACATTGCGTAGTCATATCCTAGATTTTCTTTTATTTGTTCGAACATTTCTAAAATATGACCAGGGGTGTTATCTTTGAATAAAAATCTAGGAGTTGTATCATCTGGAAAGCTAGTTTTTATCCACGGATATATTTCTGTATAAAACTGCATCATTTCTTTACTAGGCAACGCCATTACTTCCATGATAGAACCTCCTGTACTTTTTGTAATAATGTATCATCTGGAGTATTATTTCCTAAAACTCCAACTTCTGCGACCAATTCATTAATATTATTTGTTTCAAATGCAGAGAGAGCATTAATGCTAATCCTATATAAATACATTGTATCAATACTATGTTGTTTTTTTACATAGGTTACCAAGTCTCTATTCAAATACGTCATCGCTTCTTCAAGACTATTATAACGCTTTTTATTTGCTTTGTAAAACGCTTTTGCAGAATCCCAATGTTGTTTATGAGTCAACTCATGAACTATTGCTTCTTTAATGTCTTTTGCGGCAAAGAATCCGTCTGATAAAATATTTTTGAATTCTTTCTCCGAACTAAGAGCATCACTTATAAACAAAATATCCTGCTTATAGTCATATCCAGCTAGACCAGGCAGCTTTGATTTTTTTAAAAACACAACAGTTGGTTTTGAATAATCAGGTAATTGGCGGAAAGCTTCTTGAACGTTCGCCACTGTGTCTCTAATTTTCTTACCATTGTTCTGAGTCCAAAAATCAAACTCGGTTCCGCTAAGTTTTTTGGCATTCACTCGAATATCATTTCCAACAACAAAAGACTGTTGTTTTGCCATTAAATCAATTGAACTCATACCCTGATTATACACCTTTTCCCCGTCTTTCGCAACATACTTGCTATACCACTCTTTATAAGTCATATCGGCAGGTACTAGCTCGGTCTTCCCTGTCTCTGGATTTCTCGCCCTGCGCTTCAGCTTACTGTAGTCTGCATCCTCATCGTATCCGACAGTAGTAGACCTACACCAAGGATGCATAGGGGGACAATTGACACCAGGGACAGCCTTATCCCTATCATAGACCTGATTATCATGCTCCTGACAAATGCGTGATGTACGCTTGTCCAAGACAGCCACAAAGATGTACTTTTCTATGTCTGCTTCTTCATAGCTGAGTAGTTCCATTTGGTTGTGAAAAAAGGCTGATTCTGTCCGAACCAAACGCCTTGCATCATTCTGACCTACATTGAACCTCTCAGCAATCGCTTGTGCAGTTTCTCGTGTATCTCGCCCTGTCATAAGGCTCATGAGTAGTTCATCTTTTATGCTAGAGGTAAGCTTCCCTGTATTCTTCCAGATGTCTGTAGAGTAGGTGCTTCCATCTCCTAACCAACTAAAAGACTGTAGATGTTTTATCTCGCTCTCAGGAAGCCCAGAAAAGCCATATGCCAGCCCTGTCTGCTGTTGCAGGTCAAAGGTAGCCTTATAGTAGCTATCCTTCATCAGGTCGCTATAAAAGGCGTCTGAGCCCGTCTTCTCCGAATGGTAGATAGATTCACGCATACGGTCTAAATCGTCGCTCAAACGTTCTAGGCGCTTCATACGGAAAGAATAAGCTGGACTATCTAAGTCGGCCAGTAACCTTTGGATATTCGGGTCATTCGGTCTTGCTTCAAGCACCTTACGAAGTTCGTTCAAGTCTTTCTTGTCTTTCATGTTCTTCAAGACTTGTCTAGCATCTACCTGACTTAGACCATAATCACGTTGGAATTTATCAAAAATCTTATTGATTTCCTTATCCAAGTAAGTCTTGGCTTCTCGATAGACCTTATCGAACTGGTCTGCCTGCTTTTCGGCCTTGTCCATCTGCTGGTAAATCAGATTGGCTTTCCTCTTCGCCCAATACTCCTGATTCTTCATCCTCTACCTCGTCTTCGGGTTTTGTGTTGTCTTGGTTAAACATCGGCATGTCTTCCATGTTCTTCTTTTTCTCTTCTTCCAAGGCCTCCAGCTCAGCATCAGGGTCTTCTACAAACGGCAAGAGTGAGATAAGCTGTCTATTCGTCACTTTGCCTTCCAAGTTGTTCACAATCTGAGAGATTTCCAACAAGTTCTTAGGCAAACCACGGCTGAATTGCGGAACGATCGAATGAGACTCCAGAGCAATCTGCTTCATGCCCAGGTAATGAGCAAAAATCGCAATCCGCTGGCGTAATCCTCGCTTGTAGTTCGCCTCCTTGGTCTTGGTAATCATCTCGAGGCCCATCAGCTTGAATTCCATGGCTACGCCCGACGTATTCCCTGCGAAATTCTCATCAGTCAGATTAGGCACATGGCTGAATGTGTAGATATCCTCTTTCAGAGCTGTACGCAAGATTTCAGTAGCACTTTCGTCCAAGGTGTTCTTCAAAAACTCAGCTCTTGCACTATCTCCAGGTAATTCCAAAAGACCTTCTTCAGAAAGAATCTTCATTGCTACCTTAGCATCTTCTGGTGTGTCTGCTAACTGCGTGCCATACAAGACAAGGATAGACTCTACTGCCTGCTCCTTGTCATTGACACGGTTACCCATCAAGGAATTATAGGCATCAATCAAGCTAATTTGTTGCTCGTAGTCGCCAATCGCAAAATGATTGTTGCGATATTCGATAATCGGGATTTGACCAAGATTGTGAGGCTTTACTTGCTCATTCTGAGTTGTTCCTGAATCTGTACTTCTCAGCACCATGTGATAGTGCAGATTCTCAGTAAATACCTCTGCCTGATACTTAGTAGTATCTTTCGTATCGTCCTTCACTTGATAGTAATAGACCGCAAACAAAGGCTTCCGCTCAATACTATCATCGTAAACCATGAAGGTATTTTCTGGATCAATACTAGTTGAGTCCAACTCAGTCAATCCCTCTTTGGCATAGATGTACTCGTAAGCACGACCATAGATAGCCATGTTCAAAGCATTCTGCGCATCTACTTGGTCAATCTCAGCGCCATCAAATGCTGTAAGTAGTGCATTGATATCACCCTCAGCAGTATTATTGTACTTGATAGGATTGCCCATAAAATAGCCTGTAGCCGTGTCTGCGATATCCTTGGCATGATTGGCTACCGTCTTATAATTAGGTGCGTTCTCGTTGCGTCTCTTGTGATCTAAGATAGCATGCTCACCCAAGTAGTAGCTTTTAAGCTTCTTCAAACGTGAGCCTTCAGTGCTATGTTTCGTTATCAATTTGTAAATCAGGTCTTTCTTCAAAGAACCCTCATCATATCCATCTCGTGGATAGGTTAAATATTGGTACATGTCTTTCCTCTCTATAGGCCATAATCAGAACGTCTGCGGACGGTTGCTTTGCCACCTTCGATACATTGAAGGCTATAACGTAAAGCATCCATCAAGTGGTTATTTTTATCTTCTGGTTTATTCAACCAGTTTCCTTCTTTGTCTTGTTGATAACAATAGCTATAAAATTCATCCATAATGTTTTTACAGTCTGGATGCACATAAATAGCGTATCCTTGCAATTTGGATACGCCTGCCATGATACTATCCTTACCTTTTCGACTCTCTTTAATTCGAGTTATGCCATGTTCTGACCTTAATTCCTCAATCAATCGTAATTCAGCGCTATCAGCAATAATCCGTGAGCGATGATAACCTTTGTCTTTTATCATCTTCGCAACTTCTTTAGTTATCAATCCGACTTTATACGCCTCGTCAAAAACATAAATCTCTTTCGTTGTATCGTTTATGAGCGAACAACACAAAGCGGTTGGATCATGAGTGAAACCAAAGTCAAGACCAATACATAATTTATTAGATGAATCTTGTAGTAATTCATCTTTATTGAACTCTTTGACAGTCACGTTCTCGTAGATTAAACCTTCAGCAACTCCCCATTCGCCATCGCAGACGATTCTAGCACGTCTGGGGTTCGTATGATATAAATCCTCATAACGCTTGATATCGACTTCATCCAGCCACTCGTTGCATTTATAAGTAGTCGTAGTAGCGAATGTGTTAGCTCGTCTCGTTTCTTCATCAAAGAAGACACGTTTGAGCCAGTGCCTCTCGTTCCATGGGTTAAATGTGACTGTGATTTGTTTAAAGAAATCAGGTACGTCTAAGCTACCACGGATTGATTCAACAACCGTACTAAACTTGTCTTCAGTTTCAATTTGATACGCTTCCTCAAACCATGCCCAACAAAGACTACCAACGTCAACTGTAATAGATGTGATTTTGAGTTCATCATCCAAACCACGGAACAGAATCTTTTGCCCAGTCGCTTTTACAGTTATTTCAGGCAAAGACTCGTTGAATTTAAACAAATGAGTCACGCCCAACACATTACACGCCCATTTAAAATCCGTATAGGTAGATTGTTTGTTCGTATTCGAATATCTACGAATAACAAGCAAGTTCGCCCAGGGATATTTCAAAAGACGTACAACGTAATTTAAAGCAGTTGTCTTGGACTTCTTCGAACCACGGGACCCTTTTACAACACGATAAAGATGTCTTGAGCGCCAAAACTGTCCGTACCCAACGCCTATTGTTTTTGGTAGGTCAACAACAATATCATTCTGTTTAATCTGGTATGTCTGACTCATTCGCAAACACCACCGTTCCAGAAACATCAGCCTCTACCTTGTCTGTCCAAAGCCTATGACGTTTTCCTAAGAGTTCGGCTGCCTTGATTCTATCCTTCGCTCCGACATCGATATCAATTACTTGTTGCCCTAGCTCTCCGATACTGCATAGAGTTTGCTCTTGCGTCTCTCCTCGCATTACTGAGGTTAGATAACTAAGGACTTCTTGCTGATCTGCAATTTTCTCAGAATCAAGTTGTTTCAGTCGTTCATCTATATAGCTTTTAATCTTAGGATTCTTTAGTAACTTATGTCCTTCGACACCTGCCACCCTATCACTAGAAACACGATAACCTGCTTTCTTATAAGCTTCTGTCGCATTACCTGAGATGATGTACTCATCTGCAAATCTCTTTTGTTTTATTCTCAATCCACTCAATTTTCCATCACCACCTTTCAAACAATCAAAAAAGCCACACGATGTGCGACCTTTTTAAGACCTCTCTCTGCGAATTGAAATCGCAATTGGAACGGCAGGAATCGAACCTGCCTACGTTTCAGACCCTTTATAGTCATATCGCTCCACCAACTGAGCTACGTTCCAACTGCAAGACGACTACTACCTTGCGTGTTAATTAGTAATCATTTTGAAAGTTTTCCTTTTTTTATTTTTTGTAGTCTTTAACGGCGATGCCCGGAATCGAACCGAAAAGTTTGAAAATACATTGGAGAGAAAATCACTTTACGCCTGTCACCGCCATGTGAGGCCGAAGCCTCGGAAATAAAATGAAAAATATAAAGGAGACGTCAAATAACCTATCACTTGACAATACTATTCTACCATGTAAAATAAGCCATTTCCTAGCAATTTACTTGCAAATATCTCCCAAAAATTTACGAAAGACAATCAACTTACCTTTTCGATAGGCTTCCGCAAATTCCAAAGCACCTCTACTAAGCATGCGATAGAACTCACTCTCAGAATATCCTAAGTCCATATAGATAGCCTTGTCTGATAATTGGATTTTCATATCCATGTACTTCTTTGCAATTACCTGCCGAACATATGGATCCATAATGCAGTTTACTGCTCTCTCAATCTCCAGAACTTCTGCTTCTGCATCCACATGCTCGATAACCATATTCTCTGTTGCTGTGTTCTTACCAGTAAATGTCTTTGGTTCAAATGAGTAGGTCGTTGTGATTTTAGGCAAATACTCAGCGCCTGCCATTCGGACATACGAGCGATAACTCTCTAGAACGTCATAGACATTTTTCTTGGTGAATTGCACGTCAACCTTTTTTAATAACCTCACAACATAGCTCCTTTATTATATAATATTTTTATTGGGTATATCACAAAGGAGTCAGCTGTGCTGGCTTTTTTATTTTATTCTTTATTCGTGATCACACTTTCAAATAATTTTCCCATCAAAAACTAGTGTTATTGTACCTGTACCATCTTTGTGTTTAGATACTAAAGCACGACAATCTGAGCCTAATTCAATACCCTCAATTGTGATACTGCGCTTTATCTTGTCAACATTGATGATTGTTCCCATTAATGTTTTAATTCTCATTCTCCATCTCCTCGATTAGCCAGTCAAGGTTCTTGCGTGCTTTCTTCAGGTCTTCAAGACCGTTTTTCTTCTGGAATCGCAGTTGATACTTCAAGGCATTTCCAAGATAAAAGCCTTTCAGCTGTTCTGGTGTCATGAAGTTTCTTAGAGCATCGATAGATTCCATACCGTATCTACCTTGGTAGTGGCTTGGTTTGTTTATGTTGTCAATTATTTCTGGGTTCATTATTTTTCCTCCAAAAGCTCTGGGTTTTCGTATACATTGCCGTTGATTTCAAATTCAAAATCTTCACTTTTAATAAAATCCTTGAAATTAAGATGTTCATCTTCCATGAGAATAAACAAAGAGGAGTCAGGATATTTAGTTTTTCCAAATTCAAAACAAGCTTCACCTCTCACTACTTCAACGAAATTAATACCTTCGACCGAGCCATCTACATAGCCCTCGTGGCAATATTCATTCCACTCGTCATTAAATTTTAAAATATCCCCCTCAAAGATTTCCTTGCCGTTCTTGTCTTTGAGTCCTGTTGATTGCATGAGCACTAAATCTTCTGCCAAAACCATGTAAGTAATTCCATCCCCAATACAATATAACTCATCCTCTAGCCAACTGATATGGTCGATATAATTATCCATTTTCTGTTCTTTCTTCAACCACGCTCTAAATCGTAACAAATCCACCACGCTCCTCCCATTTTTCTTTTGCGTGCAGTCTCGAATGTTCCGAAAATGACATCAATTTGATGTTTTCAGGTCTATTATCTAATTTGTTTTCATTCACATGATGCGCAACTTCATTATTTTTTAAAAACCTCCCTAATTTATTTTCCAATACTAATCTATGTTTTCCAACATACCCAGATTTCATGGCATTGGGATGTTCAGGCATATAAATGTATTCATATCCACTAATAATAACGCTCTTTTTATAAGAGCCTCTCCTAATCCCTAACTGTGAACAAGATTGACTGCACGCAGTTAATCTATTGCCTTCCCCTGTTGGCCTAATAACAAGAGAGCCACATTTAGGACATTCAAATAATGAACAAGACTCTAACCTTTTTCTGTTGTTGATTCTCATTCTTCCTAACCTCTTGATTGGTATCATCCCAAATCCTCCTTAGATGAACAAACTAGCTAACCATATCAAAAATGCACATGTAATGATTTTTGAAATACTGCTCTTTACAGCGTATGAATAATCTTCATAAGATTCTTTTTTGCTGGATAACACAGGCCAGATGAAAGATAGTAGTGCATCCATCCCTAAAGCTTGCCAGACTGTAATTTTACCAACTGGAACAATCGTTGTGATAATCTCATTCCATCCATACTGAACCACAAATGGTGATACAACGATTACAAATACTGCTCCTAAAATAATTCCTAGTTTTTTCATTTTATAAGTCCTCCTCTTTAACGAACGTACCATCAATCCATTTACCGTTAACTACCATTCAATTCCCCTTTCTATTCTTTCGACCAAGCATTCACTACAAATGCCATTTTGAAATACACAATCATAATCTAATTTGTCTTTCAAAAAGAAAAACTGCCCACAATCTTCACAATCTAGCTTGTTGTCCATTTGTGTCTCTTTCTAAAGCGGTTCCGATTTTCTCTCTATAGTAACTTAAAACCTTGCTTTGGTTTATTTTTGTTTGTGTGATATTGTCTATAAAAAATTCCAAATCTGCACTCATTTCATCTAACAACTTAACAACTTTCAACTGATATTCCATATCAGGAACTTCAATCGTTATCTTTGACAATCTAGCTAATGATAAACCCGGTTGATTATCTCCGTCTGCACAACGTTCTATTTCTTCACGCTTCATCAACAACCAATGAAATAAATATCGCTTATCTATCATTTCTTTTGGCTCAACTTTAAAGCTATCATCGTCCATCCAAAATGGGTCTCGATGAAAATAAACAGCACCAACCGTACCTTTGCGAGTCAAGCGGATTGTATCACTTTCACAATTGAATTTATCTGTCGTACCTTTTGTGCTTTTTCCGGCTCCATAAATATAATATGCACCTTCGCTAACTTTACCACGCTTACCTGGAATTAAGTCACAAATGTCTAGTAATCCATACTTTGTTATATTGTCTGGTTTCATTATTTATCTACTGCAAAATTGTACATCAACAAGTAATCATCTAAAATCTTATGACATTTTGTGATGAAAGATTTTAAATCAATATCTGCGTTAAAAAACTGAATCAACATCAATTGACTAGCTAAATGTTTTTCAAGGTGGTCGATCGCCATTTGGTCTAATTCAGCATTTACTTGGTCAATGTCTATTTCTTCTTTCTCGATCGGTTTCTTAGGTATTACCCAGCTGAAATCTGAATTTAATTTATCAGATTCTTGGTATTCAATCTTTTGGGTCTTACAGTCGTATATCTCTTTTGAGATCTCAGGGTTATTTTTTTCTTTGTCAATGACCAAGAAAATCACGTTGATAGAGGTGTCTTCAAATCCATTTTGAATCTCATTCAATTCAACAAGGTTATTCCCTACCAGCTCTCTCATTTTCTTCTCAGATTGACGATAAGCAATACCAGGGAACATGATATAGAATCCGTATCGTTTCGTATAATTCAGTGACTTCAACAAAAAAATATCATCAACAACACCAGATTTTTTCCACGGATATATTTTTTTAATAGCTTCTTGATCTTCTTCTGGTAAATCTTTCAATTTCAGAGAATAAGGCGGATTCATTGCAATTGCATCTACTTGGATATCTGATTGATAAGTGAAAAAACTTTGATTACTCACGACAGCGTGAGGGAAATTTGTCTTCAATGCTTCGCAACTTTCCTGCTGAATTTCTACCGCATGAAAATCAGTCATACTGATAAACTGCTCCAACTGGCCAGAACCGGCAGCGCCATCAAAGACAGATACATTCTCACCGCAATATTGTTTTACTTTGTTTGCTAAGTATTGACGTAAAGGCTTACCTGTCACATACTCAGCAAATTTATTGGCCTTCTCGCGGTTATTATGCTCCACAAACGTCATAACATCACCTCATCCCCAACTTTCATTTTCTCATACACGTCCTTAGTAACCACGAACACGCCATAGTCACGAATCGTAATCGTGTACAGCTTCCCATATCGTCCTTTCTCAAGGACTTTACCATGGATTTCAGCGCCTGCGTTATCAGCTCGATAGATAACCATGGGGCGCTTCTCTTCCAAAACTCTAATCCTGTCCATCTGCCAGATGTTTAGTCCAGCTGATACCAGAATCCAGATAGCTATAAATCGTTTCAATCTGTGACCTCCTCCACTGTTATTTTGTATTTCATTCCTGTTTTTAATTTGAATGGTATTTCTACCTTCTTTGCACCGTCAAATACAATATCAGCTAGAGCGCTAAGTACGTTTTGCCCTAACAACACTTCAAGTTCATTATCTTCCATCACTCCGCCTCCTCGTCTTCATTTGGAAAAATTTCTTCAATTTTCTCCAAGGCATATTTTTGTCCATCTTTTATAAATTTTAACCATTCTTCGGATGATATTATCATCACTCCACCTCCTCAATCTCTATCCCTGGGCAATCGAACACCCAGCCGAACCCAGCTTCTTCGAGTTCTTTACGGGTGTGGGAATATATAGCATTGTCTAAACTAAGACTTTTTGTAAAGAAATACCTTTCCAAAAGTTCTCCATAAACCAACATATTTTCTTTGATATTCCCTTTAATCTTTACAAGATACCGCTTCTCTTCCTCAACCTCGTAGCCGAATTGGTGCATGTTGACGAGGGTTTGAAATGGTTTTGTGCCAGTGGTTAGAAACCACCTTTCGAACTCATTAAGTTTAGCGCCATCAAGAGTCGATGGACTGTTATAGGCAAATCGATACAAATTCCCTTCAAAACCATCCTTATTCTCTTCATACCAATCCGCCACAAACTGCGGAACTTTGACTGGTTGCGGTTCGTCTAGTTGTTTGATTAATGCTAAAACAAATTCTTGTTTTAAGTATGGTTCATCTAAATGTTTAATTCTCTCAATCAATTCTTTAACTTTCATCTTCCAACTCCTTTTTCAACAGTTTAACCTTCTTCCTCAACAGGTCACGTTCTGCTGCTCTCAAATGCCTGTATCGTGGTAAGCAAGGCTTAGATAGTTCCACTATCCGTTCCTCTAGTACCTCGATAGAGTGCTTCTTGCCGTCTATCACGGCTTTTTTGTCAAATCCCATCTACTATCCTTTGCAATATCTCGTGATACTCATAAATCTCTAATTCAATTCTGTAATTCTTATTTCCAGACTTGCCACCGTGCATGAACTCGGTCGATACTATCACGTTGTAATTATCATCTGTCCAAATCTTAGCGTCCGTCAAACCATCAAACAAAGCCTTACTTGTGGGCGACCAGTTCGGTGGGTCATACTTCCTATTTGTCGGAGGATATATCCGAACCTTAACCTTGCAAGGCTTGTCCTCGCTGTAAGGCAAGCCAAAGTAATCTCTCAGTACATTCTTGCCCTCATATTCAGCTAACTGCCGTAAGAACTTAGTGATTTTAGCCTTTTGATGAAAGTGTGGTCTGTCGTTTGCGTTGATCATCTGTTTCCTGTTCAACTCAAATTTCAAAATCAATCGTTCTTTCATGTCTTTGTGAACACCTCATTCAGTTCCATAATCTCCTCATTGTTGTTATACGGATCATACGCTAACCGCCCAAAACCTGCTTTATTCGTACTTGTTGGTGTGTTACCTGTCCATTTCAAATGCAGAAACTTACTGCACGCTCTACAACGAATTGATGAAGGTTTAATCTTAACCATTCTGTGGTAACACTCCCCACAAAATGGACACTGCACATCTACTTTTACTAATTCCGTCATATTTTTCCAATCTATCAAATACTAAAATGGTAAGTCTGAATCTGAAATATCCATCGGATTTGAATTTCTAGCAAAATTCGGTGCTTGCTGGTCGTGGTTATCAACTGTTTGTTGACTACCATCTTTCTTAAATTCCATAAGTTGGAAATTCTCAGCAACAACCTCTGTCACATAGACACGTTGTCCTTGTTGGTTATCATAAGTTCGAGTCTGAATGCGTCCAGTGATTCCAATCAAAGCGCCTTTCTTAGCCCAGTTAGCAAGATTTTCAGCTTGCTTGCGCCACATAACGCAATTGATAAAATCAGCTTCACGTTCTCCATTCTCGCTTTTAAAGGTGCGATTTACTGCAAGAGTAAATGTAACGACTGCCACATTTGACGGGGTGTATCTCAATTCTGCATCTCTGGTCAATCGACCAACTAACACGACGTTATTCAACATTTTCTATTTTCCTTTCAATTTATCCAAAAGTATATCCGCATCTTCAATCTGAGACTGCTTAATCATCTTATAATCAACCACTCCAAGGTGATTCAAGAACCATTTAACGATAGAGCCATCCTCTTTGCCTTTTTCAACAGAAATAGCAGCAATTTCTTTCAAGTAGTAGTTTGCTTTTTCAACTGAGATAACAGGATCATCAGTTTTCTTCGGCGCTTGTTTCTTTGGCTGGCTTGCTCGTCCACTTTGAATGTAATCTGCGTCCGTGTCTGCATCTTTGCTATCGTCAATCAAAAACATTTGACTCAAAGCATATTTAGTTGCATAACTTTGAGCGCCTCCAGAAACTTGAGAAGCATCCATCCCTTTTTTTGTGCGCTCTTCTCTCGCCCGTCCTGCGACTGTAACCACGTTGTCACTATCCCAATCCGTTAGCGAAACCGTAACTTTCGTAATCAGCTCTCCAGCTAATTCTTCAGTTGATACTTCGGAAATCAAGCACGTTGCACGATGTTTCAAGCAGATAGGTTTCAGCGCTTCTTCAATGTCTTCTGCATTTCGATAGTTGTACTTACCAAATGAGTTGTACTGATTTTTAGGAGCTTTCAACTCATTCTGGATATTCGCTAGTTTTTCATAAATACCCATAGTTTTTTCTGTCATGTGATTCTAACCCCTATCTGATACTCAAGTTTTTACGTTCAACCAAACTTGCACCAATGATTTCAAGTCCGTTCTTCAAGTCCTCTTTCAAGCGTTTCTTGTCAGCCTTCCAGGTTGCTATCTTGTAGGCTTCTGGCAAGACTGTTTCGTCTACCTCCACGGCTTGAGATTTTCTAAACGATACCTTGAACAGTGGTGTGTCGACACGTTCATGCCCTGTCAAGCTCATACTTGCTGAAAGTGTATCTTTCAAGTGTTCTTTCTTCTTCTCGTCTGCCTTGTTTAGCTCCATCAAGCGCTTAATTTCATTCTTACGAGCCTCAACGTCTGCTTCAAGGTTCTTCATGACCTTGATATAGTTTTCTACCTTGGTTTCATACTCAATTTCCCAATCAATGGAATCCAAGGTGTCTAGTTTTGTTTCTTCGTCCAACTCCAAGTTATAAATATCAAGAAATTGTCCTGTCAATTCGTAAAGTGTTGCCATCGTTTCTCTCCTATGCCCCTCATTATTCATATTTGGTGTCTATTTCCGTTTTTTATTCTTCGTTCGATAATTTATATACCTGCTTCTTAAAATCGCATACAGGCGATTTTAGAGCGCTCTACGCACTGCGCCAGTATTCTTCTAAATCCACTGCCATAACCGCTGATAGATTTTTCTGCTCTGTTAAAATCTGCCTGCGATAAGGTGCAGTTCCAGCTTGTCGCTCTTCCTCATTCCGTGGAATATAATATCCACTTGGTTGTGTTTTTTTGGCCACGATCGGATGTCCAAAATTCACTCGTAAACTCTCAATAATCATTTCAAGCCTACGTTTAGATAGATTAAACTTCCATTTGATAGTTAGCGAACTAACAGGCTGTTCAAAAGTCCCGTGATTTACTATGTAATTCAACACATTCGCTTCTTGGTTATCCATTTCTCTGCTTACTGTCATTCAGTTGTATGCCCTCCCTTTAAATTCATTGTTCAATTCACAACTACCACACTCTTTGCATTCAAGTGGCGCATAGCTATCTATATGTTCAAATTCATACCCACAATCAATGCAGGCACATTCCCAGATATACATTTTTCAGCCTCAATACAATACTTTCATAATCGTCTTCTTAGGTTCTGGCAAAGCTAACGGCTCTGGCTTCAAACCTTCAGGGCGTTCGTTATCAAACGTAAAACCTTGGAATTCTCTGCGGATATTCTTGCGAATCTCCTCACGCTCAATCTCACGACCGATTTCAACCGCTTCGTTAAATGCTTGGATAATCTTCGTATCACGTTCTTCCAACTTGCGTTGTTTCTCAAGTTCGTGCAGTTCCATTTGTCGTGCTAAAATCCCTGCTCCGATAAATCCCAAAATCACTGCGCCAGTTCCTAAAACTTGGTTTAACAATGGTGGTTCAAACATTTTTCTATCTCCTTATGCTCTTAATTTTCGTACTTCTTTTTCTAATTCCAAAATCTCATAAACATCATTGACATCGTACATAATATCTTTCCCTTGCTTACGAAATCTTAAGCCTTTACGTTCTAACTTTTTGATATAGCCATGAGTGAAGCCAAACTTCTTCATCAAAGCCTGTTGATTGATTGGTATGCGATCATTCTCTAACTGCTCCTTGACTTGCTTTTCAGCAAAAGCCAATAATTGATTTGTGAACAATTCAGCACTTTCGCCATCCAATCGTAATTGTAGCGTTATACCTTCCATTTTCTACATCCTCTCAACTATGCGGGCAAGCATTTTTGTGATATAATGGTTTTAATTATTTAAGTATGCGCCTGATTTCCGTCAGGCTTTTTTTGCGTTGTTGTCAAACTGTCTTACTTTCCATAGCTCTGAGTTCAATCTCATGGCTGACTTGTTTCAATAGCTTCTCACACGCTATCTTAGCTTCTCTGTACGTTGTAGATTCGCTGATGAAATAATCAGCTAGTTCGATGACTTTATCTTCCATTCAACCTCCTATATCAGTCTCAAGACCGATGTCATTTTCTCCTTGTTTGCTATAATAACTTTGAATATGACCTCTCACCGTTTTAGTCAAAGTTTCCATAGAAAGGATAGAAATATCATGAATAATCTAACAAATGACGCTAAATTTTTATTAAGTTCAATGTACGCTAAGTATATTGAACGTCGCAAAGACGGTTCTTCCAAAGATGAGGCGACCTCGTTCGGAGACGTCCAGAATATCAAAGAAGAAATCATGCCTGAATGGTCTTTTGAAGATACACGATTTACTTGTTTCGAATTACGAAAACATGGTTATATAACTGGAGAACCAGCAGATAATCAACTTTGGTTTATTCATTTGACAACTGAAGCTATAGCAGAATTAGAAATCAGTTTCAAAGATAAACTCGATTCTGTTCTAAAATTTGCAGCAGATATAAAAGCAGCTATTCCCTTTTTATAAAGCCACCTTCAAATGATTGACTAATGGATATTTCTCTAAAGCATTTGCTATCCTCTCTTTGAAGAAGGTCAAGCCTAATAATGCCTTCTGGAATTTCTCCTTTATTCGTTTCCCAAACAATTTGCAATCCTCGCAAACCTATTTTTTCATTTATAAAATCGACACCATTCAAAACAACATGAGGTACTTTTGAATTTTTATCAATCTTAATTTCAAGACTTTTAATTGGAATTATTTCGTTCATTTGTCCCCACCTGTTTAGATAAGTTTCTTTAATCTTTTAGAAATGATTTCTACATCTGAGCCGTCCAGTTTCAACTGGTCGGCTTTTTCATTTAAACGAGCTTCGACGGTTTGGTTAATTTCAAACCATTCACGTACTGT